GAGGAATCGTGGGAGGAATCGTGGGAGGAATCGTGGGAGGAATCGTGGGAGGAATCGTGGGAGGAATGACCGGCGGCACATAACCTGCACCGGCGTTGCCAAATCTTTCGCGTGAATACTCCAAGGCACTCAGCCATTTAATGATGCCAAGTGATGCATAACCAGTTTGCAAAGCCAAGTATTTTAAGGCATCGGCGGCGGCCAATTCTGCCGTTACTTTATCTGCCTGGGCCTTGACCAAAGCATCATTAGCAGCCTGGGCTGTTTTTCCCGTTTCATCAAGGATGGCAATTTGTGCCTTAATCCGTGCCTTAGTTTCCTCATCCGTTGCATTAAGCAACGCGGCATTGAGGCCGATGCGCTCCAAGTCAAACTTGGCCTTGAGCGCATCTAAGGCAGCCTGATCCTTTTTCATCTGGGCTTCTTCTTTGGTTGCCTTATTCTTGGCAAGGAGTGCGGCCAATTCTTGTGCCTTTTGCAGTTGCAGTTTTTTGTTAGTTGCTACTGCTAAATTGCGATCTCCCGGGCTTTGTTGGCCGTATCCAGTTTTTACATTTGTTCTGCCATAAGCCCGGGCTTTGTCCATCATGCCACCTTTACCAAAAGCAAGGGCACCTGTTGGCAAATTCAAAGGGTTGGCAATTATTCGGCTTAAATACGAGCCAACTACGGGCAGTTTTTTTAACTCTGCAATCAATTTAGTAGTAGAAACAATTGCCTCAGATAGACCTGTTGATAATTCATCGATAGCATTGGTAACGGAGCCTATTCCACCTTCGCCGCCAAGTAATGAAAGAGAGTTTAATAGACCCTTGCCAATTATTTCTTTTGCGTTAGCGGATGCCACTGCAAGTTTATCCATTTGGCCTGAATAACCTGCCGCGGCTGTGAGTGCTGATCCCTTATATTTGGCAGTCAATTCAGCGGTGATTTTGTTCATGTCACCTGTTGCCAAGGTCGCCTTAGATACGGCCCCACCCATTTTGGCTAATGCAGTCGTGTTGCCTTGAAATCCTTTAGCCAACGCCGTGCTTACTGCACTTAAATCCTTGCCTGTGGCTTGGCTGACATCTAAGGCCAAGGCCAATGCGCTCTGCGATTTAGTCACATTTCCTGTGGCAGTCAATAGAATTTGTAGCGCAGGCCTCAAATTATCATCGAGCACGCCTGTGGCACTTTGTAACTTAGAAATAAAATCTTCAACGCCTGTTGCCGCGTATGCCTGCCCGACATTTTTAAGAGTATTGGCCAACATCCGTGCGGCTTTATCGTCTGCTGCAAATGCCTTAACTGATGCCTTGCCAAATGCCAACATTTTTTGAGCAGCAAATAAACCTAAGAATGTTTTGCCCAATGCCTTAATTGTTTTGTCAAAGCCCTTGATGTCTTTCTTGGCTTTGTTTAACCCTTTGGGGTCATAACGGGTTGTGGCCGTGACTAATAAATTTGGCACTATGCCACCGCCACATAACTTGCTTGATTGCCAGCCCCACCAACAGCGTTAAAGGTATTGACGGCTTTATCTATGGCCTTGGCCACGGCCAAAGTTGCCTTGCCTTGATCCTGCTCCCATGCTTTGAATATCAATCGGCCGCGCTCTGGACCTTTTCCATAGAGTGAACCCATGGCACCAATAAATAACTGGCCTGCCTGTGGGTTATTGGATTGACCTTGTTGACCTGGTTGCACGCGCCCGGCAGTTTCATAAATGGCACCTGCTGGTGAATTATTGCGCACATAATACTGAGCGCGATAGCCCTGTTTGTTTTGGCGGCTTTTGCCTTGACGATAGACAATGCCAGCCGTGACCTCAGCTGTGTCAAAGAGTGGGAACTTGCGCACGCGCCCACCTGTATTAAACACCGCTTGGCTTTGTACCTTGCCACGCTTTTCCCAGCCCGATAGATAAGTGGGAAATCCAATGGGCACATCTGCCCGGGCCTTATCACGGATGCCAAGCATGACGGCCTTGATGTCTTTGTTCATCTCTTTGGTGAGATCCCTATCAAATTTGCGCATTGCCTTGAGAGTGGACTCAACGCCGCTTATGTCTAGTGGCACTGGCACGCTCCTTTGCTCGGTCGTTGAACACTTGCAATACTGCCTTGAACATCCTCTCATCCATGGCAAGGACTTCGTTAGGGCTTATGTGCATCTCCACCGCTAGTGAGGCCACTAGATAAGTGAGGCTGCCCCGATCTATTTTTTTACAGGTTCATCATCCATTACTTCAACGGATACAAGAGTGTTGAGCCATTCATCTCCAAATGGAGGAATGACTTCAACGCGTTGCAGGCAATTGTGCGCAAGCCAATAAATATCCGTCTGAGATTCCGTGTCACGAAACCTTTTATGAATTCCTGAACCTGCGTATTTTTCAAAGGCTACTTCAACCACTGGGGTGATTTGCACAATCACTTCCCCAGAGGCCCTGGTGATTTTCAAGCGTGCCATGATTTTATCCTTAGAATGGAGTGGATGATGATTGAGTAACGACTGTATTGATTGTGAAGGACAAACTAGATGCCGCTTCATCCCCAACGCCGCCATTGCCTACTGGTGTGAGATTATTTACAAGAATTGAAAATTGGAATGTTGGGTTGGTCGCTGAAACTGTTAATGGTGTTGAACCACTGCCAGTGATCATTGAAACAGCGATGGTTGTGCCCCATGCTGCTCCCAAAGTAGCCATAACTTGAGCAGCTGCCCAGTCATTAAAGAAATCTATAGTGAGTGTGGCCGCTTGCAATCCTTTTGCAAATTTATGTGCAGAATCGCCCATAGCCGTGACCTCAATTTCATCAAATGATTGTGTCAAAGTGACCGCGCTTACATAAGATGAGATGTCAATCGATGGAACAGTTGGCGTTGCAAGGGGTGCAAGTTTCACGCCAACATTATTATTCAAATATATTGCCATTTAGTTTTCCTCTTTTTCTGTTGTCGTTGGCTTAGCAGCCTCTTTTGGGTCTTTGATTTGGCCAACCTTGATAAGCCAAGCCAAATTTTCTGCGTTTGTATCGCTCATGTTTATCTCCTTATGACCAAGTGGTTAGGACTGTGATTGAGAAATCGGATGTGAGCATGGGCCCACTGGGAGCATCCAACAGTGATGGAGCACTTGCCCCGGTGATGTTGAACACTATTGATGATGATGCAAGTTTATTAAACACTGCAACGATGGTGGATTCAATGCCATTCAAATTGCCCTGGTTGTCCAGATAAGGCACTGTCATAATAATTTTGAAGTTGGCCATGCAGGCAATCGATGCCTGTGAGTTATTGCTAGGCACAAGGTAAGGATCACTAGGCGCAACTATCACTGAATTGGCAAGAATTACTGACGGAGGAAATGAGAAGGTACTCCACACACCGGCATTGGCTAGAGCCGCTGCTATCGTTGTGCGCAATGTTGTTAGTGCTGCCGCCATCGCTCATCCGACCATTGCGCTTGGATTAAGGTATGGCGCAAGCAATCCCCTAATCGATGCCATCAAAGTGTTGGACATTCTAAAAGGGCTTGGCGCGTAACCATCGATGCCCATGCCGCCATTTTGAGTGGCTTGACGGGATTGCCAAATGTTTGTGGCCAGCATAAGGCTTGCCGATCTGATGGCAGCTGTTGTCGCATAACTAGCCGTTTTCTCATCTGGACCTGCCATCGTGCCATAAGGTTGTACTAAATGCATGGCTTCATCAACTGCAGCACTTGCAAATTGTATGTATTGATACCCTAAAGGATAGTTGTACCTACTTGGCAAAAACACAGTTGTGGTGGTGACTGCATACGGGCCCGTGCCAGTAATTGTTTTATTGCCGTTATAGCCTGAACCTGAATTAGTAATAGTTATTAATTGACCAGTTACGAATTGTCCAGGGCTTGCAATGACAACAGTAGCAACATTAGATGCGCGACCTGTAGCCACAACAGGCGCAGTGTTAAACCAAAGAAATGAATTGATGAGATCCTGGGCAGTCTGGCAACATTCTTCAACTGTTGGATCTGTGTACAGGGTGCCAATGCCAAGTGAATCGCGCAACTCTTGCATTGTCGTATATGTCGCGGCCATCATCATCCTTTCATTTGATAAGGCTTGCAGGGCCAGGGCCTCCTAACCCTGCAAGCGGCTTAGGGTTTTATCAGGTTAGGTTAAAGCGTTGCAATCCACCTGAAACAAGTGTCTTAGTCGCAAAATAACCATATAGCAATACAGAAATTTCACCAGTAGCAACCACATTAACGGATAGAGTCAATTTTGGTGACTCATAAATGCAGATTGCTGACTTAGCAACCACAAATGCGCTGTCATCGATTGTTGTTGCAACCATATAAGGGTCCACATACAAATCTAACCCAAGGATATTTCCACGGATTGAGTTAGGTGTTGAAACACCTGATGCATTTTGTGGCTGGGCTGCTGCATAGATTGGTCGATTTGAACCATCTTGTGCATTGATGAGCAATGACCATTGTGAAGTACCTGCAATGTATGCAGATGCTAATTCACCAGTTGCGGCAAATACTGCTGGAGCAGCTGCGCCAACAAATTGCTGTACACCAGTTGCACTTGCTGCCACTGTTGTTGCACACAATGTTCCGCCGCTAACAATCTCGGCGATTACTGCTGCATCTGATGCCTTAGCGTATGCGCGCAAGCAATTCTCATACATTGCTGCATAGAATGATGGTTCAGATCGATCTAAAAGTTCCGTTGACATAATCTGTGTGCCGGCCAGTTTTACGACTGTGGCATTTACATACGCGCTCACAATCTGAGTAGCAGCTGTTGATGCACCTTCTGCAACTGTTGAAATTGTCGCATTAGTTGTAATTTTTGGATGTGAGATTGTCATGCCTGATGCTGAAAGTGCGCGAGCACCACCAAGTGCATCGATTGTTGGGCGCACCATCAGTGATGTGTCAATAACTGTTGGTGAGAATATTGTTGGAGAAAACGCAGGGTTAGTTGTAAAACTATCATTTGCGGCTTCAATTCTGCGTGCTTGTCCATCTGCTGCACGAATATAATCACGGGATACATCGCTGCCTAATGTGGCTTTGATTGTGTGCTCCATGTATTGTGCCTGTGTCTTAATTGGTGAGCGTACTTCTCCCACCAAATAACTTGCTGAAATAACTGGGCGAGAGGCTTCCACAACTGGAGCCTCTGCCTCAGGTTCTGGGGCTGTTGTATCTGGGGCTGTCGTCATGACTGCCTCGCTTTCTGTTTGTGGGTTGGTTGGTACTTGCTCCGCTTCGCTCTCGCTGGCGGCAACACTGGTGACTATCGCATTTTCAAATGCCGGAGATTCGACCAAACTGACCTCAACGAGCCGTGCGCTAGTCACTAGGAGGTAATCGTCTTTGGGTAGTGATGAGATAACCTCAACACCCACGGAAAGCCCGCTGACTAAATCCTCCGCTGCAAGGGTCAAATAATCTGTACCCTTGCTACTGTTTGAAATTTTGAATGATCCATAAATAAAACTGCCTTGACTGCTAAATGATTGGGCACGGCCAATGGGATCATTGGCATTATGTTGTGCCAATAATTTTATGCGACTAGCCGATGGCATTTGAATTGATCCTTGCTCAAATACAACAGGGCCAGCTGATGTTTGACCCGTTGCCCCATATTCCATAATTGTGCCGGTAATCATGCGCCTTTCAGTATCGGCTGCCTGAATGGGCGTGCTAAATGTTAACTTCATGAGCCATCTCCGTTCGGTGATAAGTCCTCCATCGCTTTGGCTTGATCCAAAGTAATGAGATTAAGCGCAAGCATCTTTTCAATAACTGCGAGGCGTTCAGTTGCATTTGCACGCAAAAATGTTTCATCACTTGCAAAGCGCACCAAATTATTTGCATTTGTAATGTCATCCATGCTCAGGCGATCCTCAATGGCACAGACATACGGCGCAAGCGTGTACGCATAAAATTCTTTTCTGGCATCTAAAATGTTTTGATAAGTTTGACTTTTGTTGGCATCGCTGCTAGCCATGTATGCCGGCACATTCATAAGCCTGCAAATTTCGGTACTCAAATCCTGTTTTGCCTCTGAATACATCATGTCCTTGGGTGAGAATGATGTTGTAGAATAATCCAAAGTGGAAGTGAGATAAGCCGTTCCGCGCGAATTTCTGCTAGCCTTCCAAGCTGCAAGAATTCCTTGCACTTGTGCCTCTGGCAAATCTGCACCAGAATTTTTAATGTAACCTGACGGAATTGGAGTTTGGGCTGCAATGGCCGCTGCCTTTTCTAAATCTAAAGCTGCGCGTATTGTGCGGCCCCCAGTTGCGAGCACACCAGGTTGTAATGATTGGAAAGTGATTAGTGAGCCAAGTCCTGACATGGGGCGCACTTCATTATCAACTGTGTAGTAATCGATAAGTGTGTTGTTAGCATTAAATTTTGGTGTGACGCGCTCATTTGCTACCCACGCAAATCGTGCAGGCCTGCCATCATCGGAATATGTGGCAGTTACTTCCCAATATGCAACTTGATAAAACAACAATGATTGCACTGTATAACTTATTGTGACACTGCGCGGTTGACGAATATCAGGTTGATCTAACCAAATTGGTGAACCTAATTGCTCGCCTGTTTTTTTGTTGTATAACTCAATTGGAATTCCTGCAATTGTTCCGCAAATCAATTGCCTACACTTTGAAACTGTTGGCACCTGGAGGGCACTATTTAAATCAATCGATGAGTAATCAAATCCCGTTGCATAATCACCCCATGCGCCAACACCATAGGATCCATTCATTACTGCTGGGGCATATTGATTCTTTAATGTGTCGGGTTCATCCTTGACAAGCCGCAATGCCGACAATATTCCCATGATGGCAATAATAGCCCTATATCACTCAATACGGACATAGCAGACATTTGCCACATTTGGGCGTGTCTAGCCTGCAATCACCATTGGATTGGATTGTGGCTCCTGCATCTTGTGGACAATCATTGCTAGTGAAATCGGCGCTGAAATATCCCCGGCAGAGGCACGCCTGACCAATCTCCAGCCTGAGTCATTTTGCTTAGCCGCGCACGCATCCATCTGGGCATCAAATGATTCCTGGCCCATGTGCACAATGCGATTATTGGAAAGAGCATCAAGTAAATCAGATGAGGCCTGATAGAACTCAGTGCCTGACACATCGATCATCCTGCACCCACTTGCGCCAAGGCGTGCGGCAATGGTGGCAGTGGAGTAATGGTCAAACATAATCATTCTTGGATAATACTTGTCCACCCACTTGGTTTTAATATCAGCTGCAATCTTTAATTCATCCACTGCCGTATCTGATCGCCATTGATCCATAATCCCCACGGCAATCTTGCCATTGGGCAGGAATTGGCCCGCAACCAAAGATGCCGTGCGTTTGGAGATTGCCACATCAAATGCCATGAATGTGTCGGGGCCAACGGGGATTGTAAGGCTTCGATCTGCACAACCCTCCCAGGCACCCAAGGGCCATGGACTTGCCAGAGATGAAACCCACATGCATAAATGCTCAGGCAGAAATTTCTCCATGGGCACTGTTGATAGGGCCTCCTCCAAGCCTTCCTCTGTAATCGTTATCCCTAAGGCAGGATTTGCAGCAATCCAGGCTTTTTTATCGCTCGGCTTTGAAAATGGCAACGCGCTGTACTCGTACCAGCCCAAAGATTTGGATGGGTAAGAAATGGCCTTATCGCGCAGAGAATTAAGCACGGAGGAGAAACTATCCCCGGCATTTGAGCAAACATAGGTTTGAGCCTTACCTGCCATGGCAATGGTGATTGGTTTAGCAGCTGCCCAAGCATCCTCTGTAATAAATCGTGCCTCATCGATAAATAATAGGTTGGCAGATTTACCACGGGCACCTTCGGCATTACCTGCCACGATTTCATAGCGAGCGCCATTGAGTAAATCCAAATGCTCCTTGCCATTGCCACGATAGCCAACCTCACCCCGATTAAGTTTGACCTGTACGCGCAGAAAGTCATTGGCATCGATGACCGCGCAGACTTCCCGGAATGTGTCCTCTGCCATGCCTCTCTTAGATGACATAGCCACGACATTCTTTTCACCCAGCACAAAGAGGCCAAATAAAATCCGATAAACCATAAGCGTTGTTTTAGCGTTTTGGCGTGCGCACATGATCCCCACAGTCTTGCGGATGAACTCTCCATCGCTGTTAATTGTGAGAAAATCATTGGCGATGTATTTTTGCCAGGGCATCATGGTGTATCCACATTTGGCGGCAAATTCTATAAATTCAGGGCCCAAAGATTTGCCCTTTAATGCTGGGGTCATAATGCGTGGTTTTATTGCACCCATAAGTTTCTTTTTCTTTGCCCCCTGCTGGCCATGTTTAGGCAGGGCTTGAACTAACTCCACAATGGCCTTGACTGACCTTCAAAGGGCCCTACAAGGCTTGGACTGGTGGTTGATGGAGAGAGAGTG